GTTTTATCTGTTGCTCCTTTGAGGGTAATTCCACCACCATTTGCTGTAGCATCTGTTGCTGCCTGACCAAGTATATTTGTAACATTTCCTGCTGTAAAAGTAAGGGTAGATGAAACAGTAATAGATGTAGCACTTGCAATAGTAACTACGCTCATTACTCCTGAACCAAAACTACCAGTTCCTGCTGTAGCAGTAATAACTTGTCCTGGAATTAATCCAGCAGTTGAAGTCATTGCAGTAATTGTTGCTGTAAATGGACCTGCTCCAGATACCGTTCCAATAGTGCCAGTTGTGCTTATTGTTCCTGCTGCAACTGATCCTAATTCAATATTTTTATCATCAACAACAAGAGTATTTGTATTTAAAGTATTTGTAGTGCCGTTTACAGTTAAATCTCCATTAATGGTAGTTGTTCCATTAAGAGAAATTGTGCTTGTAGCCCCAGATAAAGATCCAATAGCAATCGCTGTGGTTCCAGCAGTTGATGCAGTTCCAATATTGATAGTTTTATTAACTGTGCCTGCTCCAGTGGCAATTGCGACGGTACCATTAAATGCTGAACCTGTTGCAATATTTACTCCACCAGTTGTTAAAGAACCACCCATAGAAATAGAACCAGTTGTAATTGTGGTATTCCACAATGCTCCTGAAGTTCCTAATGCTGAAATATTAATTGTATCAATTACTGGAGTTGTAATTGTTGGAGATGTTGAAAGAACTACGTTTGCAGAACCTGTACTTCCAATCCAATCAGGAGCAACGGAAGCAGATGCTGTAACATTCTCACGAAGAAAATAAATGCCATTTGTTGCGTTGCCAGCAAGACGTGTAGGTGCACCTGATGCTCCACCATAAAGAATATCTCCAAGTGTTGTTAATGGATTTGCAACTAAGGTTCCAGTTGCTGAAGGTAATGTGTATGTAGCACCATTAGTTCCAGAAATCGTATATGCTGCTCCACCTGCAAAAGTAACTGCTACTGCAGTTGTTCCACCAGAAACTCTAAATCCAGTTGCATTTGAAGTAAGAGATAAAGCATTAAAAGTTGATGCAGTTAAAGCACCAGTAAATGCTCCTGCGCCAGCAACATCAAGTGCTACTGTAGGAACAGACTTTAAAATTCCAACATTACCAGATGCATCAATAACAAATGGTGTTGAATCAGTACTGGCTGAATCTTCAACTAAAAATGAATTTCCAGTTCCAGTATTTGTAATTCTTAATGGAACTCCAGTTCCTGCCTGATTGATAATAATTCCATCATCAGTTCCAGTAATTGTATAAGTATTTGTTTTGGTTAATATATTGGCAATATTTTTATCAACCTTTAAACCTAAAACAATTTCAAGTCTATCTGACAACGCTTTTATATCGCCATGCACATTTACTGGATCAGTAGATAGTGGATATGGTATTAAATATACGGAGGTTGCGCCTGAAGCCATAGTGTTTTAATTATACCACGCTGAAAATAAATAAAAAAGTTTTTTGCTTTATGCGTAAACTTACTTGACATAACATTTTTTAGATGTTATACTAGAGTATGACACCTAAACGGGTGTTATTGTTTTCTAAGGAGGAAACTATGAAAAATGAAAAATTTCTAATAGGGGTACTCGTATTTGTACTTGGATTTGCTGGGTTAATGGGTAAGGCTAATGCTTTGTCTACTAAAAATAACCTAAGTACTAATGCTAACATTGCTACATCAACCGCCAAGGCGGTTTTTTTGGTTTCTAAGGAAGAAAAGTTAGAGCGTTTTGAAAATAAAACTCATCTTACTGATCTAGAACTAAAGCAGTTGTTGGCTCTTGTTGGCTTCAAAGGTAATGACCTTGTAGTAGCATGGGCTGTAGCAAAAAAGGAATCTAATGGGAGACCATTGGCTTTCAACGGAAACCATAAGACTGGGGATTCGTCTTATGGCATGTTTCAAATTAATATGATTGATGAACTTGGTCCTGATCGTAGAACCAAGTTTGATCTTGAGTCTAATTCTGAACTATTCAACCCTGTCAAGAATGCAGAGATTGCATACTACATGACAAATGGTGGAGATGATTGGTCTTCTTGGAAGGGTATTACCCCAAAGACCAAAATGTGGATGAAAAAATTTCCTAAGTAAAATATAAATTAAGATACCCCCTTGGAGAAATCCTTGGGGGTATTTTTTATTTTATAATTATTGCTTATCGTAGAATATAGATATACCTGCTCTAGGATTCTCACAGAATACTGTGTGAATTATTCCAGATGGTACAAATAAAACATCTCCTGGGTTTACTATCAGAGACTGATAAGGAGAATCTTCTTGGTTGGTTTCACAAATTCGCCATTCAACAGAGCCTATTACTTGCCATAAGAATGAATCTCTTATATCTGTGTGAACTGGAATTGGTTTTTGCTGCCCCACGAAATTAATTAATGTACATCCACTATTTGGTTCTCTGCCAAACAGTTCTGTTGTCTTTGCAAATACATCCTTGAGTTGAGGAAAGCAGTCTCCACTGTCTACATTGTATCCAGCCATAAATAGTTCATCCCAAATTTGCAGGGCACCAATAACTTTTACTGGACTTGACAAAGTAAATTCTGGATGTTTAACTGTATAGTCACAATGATTAATAAACTCAGCCCATCCAGTAGTTGGTGGAATTAAGTTTGGAATATAAAGAAGGTCAATGTTTTCTTTAGCCTCTAAAATATCTTTTTGAGTAATGCTGTTCTTATCTTTGTAAATAATCTTATTCATTATTGATCACCAAGTTAATTACAAATCTAGGACTTAATGTTTCAATCTCATGATTGATGCCCTTTGGAATAAAGATAAAGTCTCCAGGCTCAATATATGTTTCTACCTCTAAATCTTCACCAGTTCTCCATAATGATGTGCCTCTGCAGTTCCATTGGAATTGGTCAACATCATCACTATGCTTCTTTCCTACCTGGCCTCTGTTAGCCATTAGGCTTACAAGAGCAAATGTATTAGCAAGTCTGTCACCATAAATGTCATGTGCAGCGTCTAGTATTGGAATCAGTTCTTTAACATCTGACTCAAGAGGATCTTTTGGATCAAATAGTTGATATGTAAGTCTTGACCAGAATCTGCATCTTAACTGAAAACTAAGATAGGCCTCACCTAAATTTGATGTACTTAAATGGCTTTCATCTGGAAACTCTTCTAGATCCCTTGCTACATATTTTGCAATGATTGCCAGCATCTGTTCCCATTTTGGAGTATCTGGAAATGCGTTTCTAAATACATGTATCTTTCTATCTCTTATCGCTTTTTCTATAAGGGATTGATCAAGCATTTCCGTCTGCCCTTCCTAATTCAGGGTCTGGGTTGTATTCTGCTGTAGATCCATCACTTCTAAGATTCTTAACTTCTCCTTGAATTGGATCTAACTTATAACGCTTGCCCCAATATCCTGCTGGATAATGATAAGGATTCTCTGCATTGTCAGTTCTAGTTGGCAATGGGTTTTCATTCCAGTTGCCCTTAATTGTAACTAATGATGCTGCACAAAATCTTTCACCTGAAGTTACTTTCTTAACTCCATGACGAGTATTGCCTCTGTGCATAGCCATAGATCCTGCCTTTGGCTTGTACCAATAGTTGTAATCTGGATAATAAATCTCTCCACCTTCGTAGTCGTCATTAAGATAAACTACGCTGCCCCATATAATTGGGCTTTCCATATGTCCTTGATTGTCTATATGGATAAACATTTCCAACTCAGTGTCTCCATCAAAAGCCATATTGCTTGATCCATCAAACATCTTAATCAAGTTGTGTGGAGAAGGAACCCATTCTGCTTGGTAGTCATGTTCATTTAAAGCATCTGTAACTCTTTGCAATATAGCATTTAGGCTAGGCATTACTTCATCCATGACATTCTCATAGCCAGGATTTAATTTCATTTGATGGTCATTTATTAAACGCTTACCCCAATATTTAAATTCATGCTCTTGTAGGTTGTCGTAATCAAAGTTTCTCATAAATGAGTCTAGTAATTGAACTTCTTCTGAAGTTAGGAAATCTTCAAATATAAGAACATTTCCATCACACTTCTCTTCTATTTTCATGATAGGTTCCTTTCAATAGCATTTTGTCTTCTAATCATATCATGTTTTTCTTTAGGTTCAGTAATTGACCAGTGATCTGGCTCTACATAAAAAAAGAAAACATTGCAAACAACATTGTCTTCACCATCTGGAAAGTCTTCTCTCCAATGCTTTTGGCCTTCTCCATAATATAGCAGGGCTTCATTCTCCTGCAAAGTATAAGGAACTCCTTCAACATACAGGTCCCAAGGAGTAGTCTGATACACACAAAGGTCTATGCTGTAAGTACATGGAGCAACATCTCTATGCTTTTCTAATGAAGCCTGTCCATAATACCAAGATCCAAAATTAAAAGAAGGAACCAGGTCTTTGCTTTCAAAGAAATCTTGGGCTATAGGTATTAGTTTTTTATGCAATGACTCTAATATTTCAGAGCCACCAAACTCATATCTGTTAAACTGATCAGAATGTCCTAATGTTGACTTATCTAATCCTTTTACATAGTCTTGTAATTGCTTAAAGTCTTCTTCTGATAAGAAGTTACTTATAATTAATGGCTGCTTCATTTTGGTACTCTTTTCTGATGGTCAGGATACTTTGTCCCGTCAAAATTTATGCCGTTAAAGTATCTGCGACCAGACATATGTGGCTTTTCTTTATCTGTAGTATCTCTTTCATTGCCCAAGTTTACTGATTCTTGAACTTCGTTAACATGTAGTTCTCTATCAAAGATATCTGTAACAAGTCTTGCATCAAAGTTATCCACAAAATGTCTTGGTATAGGTATGAAGGCTCCAAGAGCATCACCCTTTTTAACTGTTATTTTTAAATTTGGAACGGTAACTTTAATGTTAAAAGTAAAGTCTCTCTTAATCTGGTCAGTCTCAATAACACCAGTCATAGAAACACAGCCTGGAATAAACATATTTGGTGGTTGTATTGTCATAAGATTAATTCCTGGAGGAGTCTTTAAAGCAAACATGTTTTGAACAGTAATAATTCCACTGCCAAATCCACCTTTAACTACCTGCTTGTTACTATTGTCCTCATTTAAGAATGTAATTTCTACATTACTTTCTCCACCAGGCCAAGTTACTTCAAAATCTCTTAAGGACTCTATAACAAATCCATATTGATTTCCAATGCTTAGTGGTAGACAATAGTAAAAATGAGCATTAAACCAATCTCTTTTTGGATTGCCCTTAAGTGGTTTAAGAATTTCTGTATAAAATCCATCATGATCAACTGCATGAGGAACAACTAAAATTGTGTTTTCAGGTACTTCGTACCCTTCATCATTAATATACTTGCCACTCATGACTTAGCCCCTTTTGTTTAGTCCAGAATGATGCTATTGTATATCTCATTCCGTCTTCAATCTTTGTCACTCCATGAAGATGCTCTGGATCTCCTGGATGGATTGCTAATGCACCAGCCTTTGGAATAATCTCAAAGTCAAAGTTTGGGTAGTAAGTATGTCCACCAGTATATTCATCGTTTAAATAAATAATAGATCCAAATGCTCTGTGATCAAAGCCAACAATGTCTGTATTGCTCATATCATCTGCATGAGGTGGCTGTTCCATACCTGGAAACCATCTAATTATCTGAAGAGTGTCAGAGTATATTTCATCTATATTAAATAACTCTTTAATCCGTTGTCCACAGCGAATATTGGCATCTAACATAATTACAGCAGCATTTCTATCATACTGACCAATGCTGTCATAGTTAATTACACGATTGTCCCAAAATTCAGAACCACCACTTGACCATAAATCTGAAGCAATGGCAGCATCAATTAGGTATTCACGGTCTTCTTTTGAGATAAAGTCTTGTAATATATTTGCTTTAAACATATTACCACTTACCTAGTGGACATTTAGCCTTAGCCAATTTAACTTTTGCAGGCATAAAGCATTTACATTCAGAACATATTTTTGTGGTCTGTCCTATACTTGGGCATTCTAAGCAAATACTATATCTGTTATCGCTATCTTCTTTTGATGCATATTCAGTAGTTGGATTTGCAAAATCCCAAGGTCTAGTTTCTCCTTGTGCCTTTTTAAATTTTTCCCAAGGCGTAAGATTTTCTTCCATATTACTTAGTTTCTGACACTACAACTGGATTGCTTAAAAATGCTGCAATCTTCATTGAGTTAATCTCGTTCTCAGCCATAACCATATATAGTTTATGCTTGTTATCTACTGTAAATGAAAATCTTTTTGGATTCTCAACATTTTGCTTAACTGGATATCTGTCTCGTTCCTGATCATCAATAAAGTTTTCTCCATCCCAGACTGTATCTATGAAAGGAACATAGTCTAGATGAGATACATCAATGATCTCTGGATTTGAAGAAAAAATATTATTAAGGTTTTCTTCTTCAGGAATTACTGCTGTGCCAGTTTCAGCATCTACTTCTAAGCGATGAAAATGAACTCTGTCTTCACCCATTTGTAGGTAAAAATCTTTTTGTGCCATGTTTTACTCCTATTTACTAGTTTGTTAGTTGCATGAAAATATCTTATACAACTTTCCTTAGTTACATTATATACGATATTCACATATTGTGCAAGTTTATCCGCAACCACCGTAATCCTGAATAATTGGACAACTTGTTCCACAGCATGGATCATACTGATAGTAACAAGCGTCAATGTTAAATGAACCACAGCAATAGTATCCACCAGTTGGTGTACAGCATGGAGAACATGCAATGATAGGTGGTGTCACTGCAATGATTGGTGGTGTTACTGCAATAATAGGTGGAGTAACGGCAATAATTGGAGGTGTGACTGCAATAATAGGTGGTGTCACTGCAATAATAGGAGGTGGGGTCGCAATAATTGGTGGAGGTGGTGGTGGAGGTGCAACAGGAGTTACAGGGTTACTTGATCCTGAATTTGTTGATATAGCAATAACATTACTTCCAGAATCTCTTGTTCTTAAATTTACAGTAAATGTATAAGCAGTTCCATTACTCAATCCAGTTACTGAAATTGGAGATGTAGTTGAAGTTGCAGTTATTGATGATGGACTTGATGTTGCTGTGTAAATATTATTGTCATTTGGTTTTCCTAAATATGTTGGGGCTGTAAAAGGAACAGAAGCATTTGCATTTCCAGCACTTGCTGTTCCAATAGTTGGTACATCTGGTTGACGACCATCAGAAGAAGCAACAATACCTGGAATAATTGGAGTCATGCCGTCAAATCTCCCATTGCTACCCAAAGATTTGTAGCACGTTTAATAAGAGTGCAAGAAGACCATTGTGCACGTAATTTTAATCCAGGTGTTGCATTAACTGTAACAGCATTTGG